TCTGCTTTAACAAATTCTGTAATCATGTCTGTAAAATCAATTAAGTTATAATCTTTTTTGTATTGATTAAGATCATGCACGAACTGTTTTAGTTGTTTAACTGTTATATCTTGTGTGTGTTCTTTTAAATTATATTGTTGTTCTGGTGTGATACCTCGTAATTTAGCTATTTGTATTATACGTAGTAAATCACTTTTAGTTGTAAATAATCCTGTATGTTCGTTATCGTATTCGTGGTAGTCTACTATCAGTCCCATCTTCTTGCCTAGATCTTCGTAATGTCTACGCTGCATAACTTCTTCTTTCTTTATACCTAGTCTTCTAAAAGCTAGTGAGTGCAGTGTTCTAAAGTATGGTAGATCGTCCTCTGATAGATTAAATTTTAACATGGCTCTGTCCCTAGCCTCGTATGCAGCTTTCTGTGTAAAAGAAAAATAACCAATCTTATCTGGATCGGTTTGTTTTAAATACATGTCTACTTCATTCAGCAAAGTTGTAGTCTTACCTGTACCAGGTGGACCCAATACAATAGTTTTCAAAATGCATCCTCCTTTTTAAACTTTCGTTCTTTTATTTTTATCTGCTCTTTTTCAAATTGTTTTAATCTTATAACAGATAATTTCTTTTTTCCTATTGTCATTCTCACGTGCTCACAATTACAATGTTCTAATAACCACAGTATCGTAATATCATACTTCTCTGTCCATTTGTGTCTATGTAAAAACTTGTGATAAAAATGTGTAAAGATAAAATGGTGATGTCCATCTTTGTTCCATACGTTACCTGATTCCATGTCCTCTTTTGTTGCACCCTCTGCAGTTCTACTTGTACAATAGTTTTCAAGATGTTGTGTCAGCTGCTCTAGTTTAGATGCACCTGATGGTGCCTCTACTATTTCTGGGTTAGCCATTAGAGATGATACTAAATCTTTGTAGTCTTTTGGTTTTAGTGTTGGAGGAAACTTATAGATTTGATTCATGCAAGCTCTTACAAATAATCTTTGCTCTTGTAATTCTTCTGCCTTTAATTCTACTCTTTCACCATCTACATTTAATCTAAATATTTTAGGATCTAATTCTACTATTTGTAGATCAGATAATTGTGGGAACATACTTTGTGTGCCAATACCATACTTTCTAGTCTTACATAGCTGTTTATCACAATGGTTACACATAGGCTCTTCACTGCATTTAAAACCATAATCTTTATTATCTTTTCTAAATTTTGATATTTCATCGTGTCGAAACGGGTTTACAAAGTGTTTGTAATTAAACTCATCTAACTTATCAGCCCAACTATCTGGCCATTTTTTTCTAGCGTACACTCTAAACTGAAACATAACTCTATCTCTACCATCATCTAATTTTTCTTTTGTTAGTGATTCAAGACAAGGCGGGCCATCATCAAACTCTGATGGTGGTCTTTTAATCTGTAGGTCTTGTAATTCTTTTGGTGTGAGAGCGCTAACTTTTACGCCATTTAAAAAAGCATCTATTGTAATTGCTTTACCCATAGAATCAAAGCAATATCTTGTTGTATTTTTATAATTAAAGTATGGTAAATTTAGAAAATTTCCTGTATCATCTTGCGATTTTAATTCAATTTGTTTTGGAAATACCTCAGCATTACCAAATCCTAACACAGCACTTAACGACATTAACTTATCTCGCATAAGCTTTGCCGGCACATAATCTGTTGTAAATAAAAATATATGTGCACCACCACTTTTTGATCTACAAACATGTAATGGTATTGCGAATTGATTTATTTTTTTAATTATCTCTTTGTGGTCTAGAGTATATTTGTCTACATCAATACATCCCCATCTACATTCGTTGTCTTCGTTAATTGGTATGACACCTAGACTAGGCTCTATGCCGTTAAGGTGGTCCTCCCAATGTTTGTCAGTAACCATTTCTCTTTTGACAAATGATTTACCTTTGACTTTAAGTCCATCGGCACCTTTCTTGTCTACATAAGTGCAGCCGTGCGCACGCTTTAATCCTGTGAATATCTTTCTAAAGTCTTCCATAATATTTTTTGGGGGCGGATCCAGTCTCCCATCCCCGCCCCTGGTCCTTCCAATGGAAGTCTTTAGTACGGTGAATCGGATTTGGATTCTTGTTCTCCGTGTTTAGCTTCTACAGCACCTTTGGCTACGTTTATACCAAAGTCTTTTGCTGTATTGTAAACACCGGCATCAGAAACAGGACCAACCCTTGCAACATCCCAACCAAACCAAGTGCCCTTGTCGTTAGACTGTTGCACTGTTTTTAGTTTATAAATGTGGCTGTATGTTGGCGGAGTAAACATTCCGTTTTTACCCTGCATCTTAAGACCCATCATCATTGAGTTCCATTTTCTGCTCACTTTTAATTGTGTTGCTTTCATGGATATCAATGCCGTAGTTGGGCTCTTGCCTAATACGACTACGAAGTGACTTGCTGTATTTTCAAGATAGTTACCATTTGCTAATCTATCTTTATTAAACTTATCTCTTGTAGTCTTAGGTAAGTCATCACCAGCTTCGTATATTTTTACTGGTGCACCTTGACTCTCACCTCTATCTTGCCATTCGATATACTGTCTTTTGTAGTGTACCGGTATGACATCTATCCCCTTCTCGCCATCATAAATCTCGTTTGTCACGGTATTTATAATCATGCCAGGTTCTGCCCCCTCAACATGTTTAGCGTCCCTTTTGTTACATTCGGGAGATAGTTGGCCAAGAACTTTTAAGAACGGCAACGCAAGATCCTCTTGCGTCATGTTCAAACCTTGACCTGCATCAGCTTCGAAATTTACAGCTGCTAATGCTCCGCTGTCTTTTTTTGCTACATTGCTCATGTTTATTGTTTCCTTTTTATTGTTGTTTTGTTTCCAACATATATGTTGAAAAGTTCCGTTGGCATTTCTTTACCTGCCTCAAGACGCTCACGGACGAGCGCTTTTAGAGTCATAGGTTCGACCTTCAGCTTTTGCATCGGGTCTAAACCCTGACTCTTTGCAAGTTCGGCATAATCAGCCGCCTTGTTATCCTCGTTACGACCGAACGATACGGATATCTCATTTTTGATTATATCGCCCAGGCCATTCTCACGAAGCCAGTTAAACGCCTCAGCTTTTTTAGCTTGTGTAATTGTGGCGCTGTAATTTGTTTTAACCTCTACAGATGAACCATCTTGTAGTTTTAAAAAAGATAAACCCATTTCTGATAACATTGTCGGTATAACTTCACCTGACAAATATTCTATATCTTTCTTTTTTTGTTTGACTGCATCTTCTTGTATCTGCAGTTGTTCTTGTTGTGCTTGCAGTTCTTTTATCTTGTCTGCAAGTTTATTTATATTGGTTGTTTTATCCAATACTTGTTCCTGATCTTTCTCAAAATCAATCGTCATTCTTTGCTCCTGTTCCGTACAAATCAATCTCTATTGGATAATATCTTTTCTCTTGTCTATCCCATTTTAAGAGATTGTATCTGCCATTTGTTTGCTCTGATACCAAACTGCAGACAACACCTATTATAGCAGGATCTCCTGTTAATAACAAGTAGTCTGTAGGTTTGAAATCTTTTACTAGATTTTTTAATTTAAAAATAAGTGGACCAGGTGAAAAAATCATTTGTGATCTTTCATCCAATAAAAATCTTAACTTACCATATTCTGCTGCGCCCATAATATTAAATTTAGGGCGGCCCTCTCTTGTGCCTGCAATCTCTTGCACAACATAAACAGTAGGTGTAGATACTTTTATATCTTTGTAATCCATACTTTCTTTTTCTTTCATGTTGACTTTATAATAAAATCCTATATACATGTCAATAGAAAGATGAAATACAAATTTAAAAAGAAGCCATATGCACACCAACTTACTGCGTTGGAAAAATCTTGGAATAAAGATACGTATGCATATTTTATGGAAATGGGGACTGGCAAAACAAAGGTCCTAATTGATAATCTAGCAATGCTTTATGATAAAGGTAAAGTAGATGGTGCACTAATAGTGGCACCAAAAGGTGTAATAGGAACTTGGTACAATCAAGAGTTGCCTGCACATTTACCAAACCATATAGAGAATGTGACCGTATTGTGGCAATCAAATATAAATAAAAAACAAAAAGAAAAACTAGATTTACTGTATCAATCTGATCACAGGTTACACATATTAATAATGAACGTTGAAGCTTTTAGTACAGACAAAGGTAAAAAATATGCTGCTAGTTTTTTACGTTGCCATAAATCTATGACAGCTATTGACGAGTCTACTACAATAAAAAACCCAAAAGCAAAAAGAACAAAAAATATTCTAGAGATAGCTAAGTTAGCGCCATACAGAAGAATCATGACAGGTTCTCCTGTAACTAGGAACCCACTAGACTTATATACTCAGTGTGAGTTTTTAGATCCACGTCATTTAGATTTTAGTTCGTATTATGCTTTTAGAAATAGATATGCAGAGATGAAGACTATGCATATATCTGGTAGATCCATACAGGTTGTTGGTGGTTTTAGGCACCTAGATGAGCTGGCTGATTCGTTAAAACCTTTTTCTTACAGAGTTTTAAAACAAGACTGCCTAGATCTACCTGATAAGATATACATGAAAAGAGAAGTACAACTAACACCTGAACAAAAGAAGTTATACGAACAGATGAGAAAAGAAGCATTGGCTACACTAAATGGTAAGACTGTTACAACGATGACAGCTTTGACTCAGCTGATGAGATTGCACCAAATAACTTGTGGTCACTTTGCTGCTGACGATGGCACTGTGCAAGAAATAAAAAATAATAGGCTAGCGGAACTATTAGATGTGCTAGAAGAGATAGAGGGTAAGGCTATCATTTGGGCACACTATCAACACGATGTTAGAAATATTTACAAGTTGTTAGAGGACAAGTATGGTCCGGGTTCCGTGGTCCATTATTACGGCAAGACGTTACCTGACCAACGGGACTATGCTATTAAAAATTTTAAAGAGAATGATAGAGTAAGATTCTTTGTGGGCACACCACAGACAGGCGGATATGGTATCACGCTAGTTCAAGCTAATACTGTCATTTATTATTCTAACGGATATGATCTAGAAAAAAGAATGCAATCAGAAGACAGAGCACACAGAATAGGGCAAAAGAAAAAAGTGACATACGTAGATCTTATAGCTGAAGATACAGTAGATAATAAAATTGTAAAGTCCCTGCGTAAAAAAATAAATATTGCAGCAGAGGTTATGGGTGAGGATCTTAAAAAGTGGATCTAAGCTATAAATCTTTCTAGTAATAGTATGGCTACGGACCCCACCGCAGCTAAAAGAACCCAATAGATTTTGTCTATCTTGCCACCCAATTTGTGAATACCTTGATGCATATGGTTAATATTCTTTTTAACACCTGATATGTGTCCATACAGGGCTACAATGTGTTCTCTGGTTGTTTTAGGTTCTATTGCCATTATACTAAACTTAAAATTCCTTTGTTTCTTTGAGCAATAAGTTGCTCCTCTGGTGACAATAAAGCTTGTTCAGTTCTTGTCAACCCAGTATTTTGATCCACAGCTGCAGTCACTGGTGCTATGTTAGGCATAGGCACATTTGGTATTGGTGTTTGTGGGATAGCACCTTGTTGGCCTTCTATTCTTTCTTGTTGTAAATCAAAACGAGGTTCTAAATCTTCAAATTTTTTCTCTGGAATAGTTTTTAAAAATTGTTCTCTTTCGGTTTCAGATAAACCAAGAGGTATATTTCTATATTTATTAACCACATCAAAAAGTTCTCTTCTGTTTATAAAATCATCTATTCTATAATTTGTTCCAAGCTCTCTATTTATTTGATCTACAGCTTTTATAATACCAGAGTCTTTTCTAAATGTAGGGACTTTTTCTGGATTAAATACTCCTAATAGAAGTGAATTAATATCGTCCTTAGACACGGCTCTTCGGCCTTTCATAATATCTCTAATTTCTTTTTCAGAAAAACCAATAACTCTAAGTGCTTCTATGTCCTTATAAATTTCTGACAAAATTCTATATTTATTAGAATTTAATTTATCAAATTCTTT